ATATCTCCTTAAAGCTCTTATTATCCTTGTAAAATAACATTTATCTTTAAATACATACCTAGTAATAATCATGCAAATAATTAGAAATGGTATTACCCATAAAAGACTTAGTAATATTCCATAACTTATTTTAAGTAAACTAAGAAAATATATTTTAATTACATATTGTAAATACATTATTAGCCTCCTTATAAGCTTCATATATCATCTTTTGTTCCTCTACTACTTCTTTATCCCTAGCTTCACTTGCCTTCAAAGTTCTTTCATCATCTGTTCCGAATTCCCTTACTGCTTCTTCAAGTTTATCTTGTATAGACATTTATTAATCCTCCAACTCAATTTGAAGTTTTGCTAGTTCTGCAGCTAATTTATATGTCTTTTCATATTTAGTGCCTTTATGCTCTTCCTCAACTGCTTTTTCAAATTTTTCTATATCACCTCCAAAGCAACCACATACTACATATATTTCTTTACATTTTGTTCTAAAAAATGTTGTAGTATCATCTCTGGACCCTATTGCTCCTATTTGTAGAACATGAGTATCTTTATATACATCAGCATTACCACGAATCTCAGCACTGTTATATAAATCAATATCACCATGTACACAAGCACTACCTGAAATACAACTATAAGAAACCCTTGCACACTCATAAACCTTTGCTCTTCCACTTATAATAGTATTTTCACGAACTTTAGCATTATCATAAATCTGACACATATCACGTATCTCAGCATTACCATAAACTTCAGCATTACCATAAATTTCAGAATTGCCATCTACCCACGCATTTTCATGAACTTTAGCATAATCATATATACGTGCGTTTTCACGAACTTTAGCATTTCCAAAAACCTTTGCATTATCATATACCCAGCAATAGTCATATTGACTTAAATTATCTTCTTTCTCTATATATCCACCTAAATCACCAGCTTTAACATCTCTAAAATCTTGTAAAGCTCTAATTCTAAAAAGTTTAACTCCAATAAATTCTATAGATTCATTTGTCATTTCATATTTTTTCATTTAAATTACCTCCTACATTATTTGATATGTTTCTCTAAAATGTGTTAATATTTTCTTTGAAAGGGGTGGAATTTATGCTGACTAAGGATTGTAAAATATTATTGGATTATTTAATTAATAATAGTGAATCTCCTCATTTATTTGGATGGTCTACTATTTCAAAACACTTACCAAAATCTTTTGATTCTAATAAACTCATTTGTGTATTGGAGCATCTTCAAAAAGAAGGTTATCTTTCTTATGAAAAAAATGTAGTAAATGAAGTTACTTATATAGAACTATTCCATAAGGCATTTACTTATAAAGAAATTTCCTTAATTAAAATGAAAGAATTTCTAATAAAAAGTATCCTAGTTCCTATAATAGTTTCCATTATTACTACTTTAATTGGATTATTTATCAAATCTTTATTTGTATAGGAACATAATAATTAATGATGTTATCACGCTTATTAAAATATTTATTACATAACCAACTATCCTTTTATTTTGTTCTTCTATTTCTTTATCATTTTTAGGCATTTTTATAAACATGCTAATCCTCCTAACTATTAATTCTAAGGATTGGTCTTTAGTTGTAGAATCCATTGGAAAAGAAGTGCAAGGTAAAATCCTCAAGAAGCAATAATTCTTGCTAATCTTCTTACTCCTATAACTATTTTGAAAGAATATCATGAGTGGGCAAACAAATAGATATTTCTTTTGCTAACTTTTTAATCCAATCATTTGGCTGCTCTTGAACTGGCACTTCATGAGCAGTTTTTTCTAACTCTTTAACCACATACTCAAAAAACTCTTTATCACTATCTAAAAATGAAACTGATTCAAATTTTTCTGAACATTCCTTTAACTCAATAGCTCTTTCTAATGCTTGTTCTCTAGTCATACATAACTTAAGTCCACATATTTGACAAAAGTTTTGACCATCTTTTAAATTTTCATTTTCACATCTTGGACACTTATTCATTTATTCATCCTCACTTTCTAATTCAACTAATACTCTATGATTAATTCCATTTTTTCTTTTAGCTATTTTCCTTTTATAAGCATTAGTAGCATAATACTTAACATTTTCTACTTTACTTCCTACTTCTTCTGCTATTTCTTCGATTGTTCCAATACTCAAAAGGTTCTCACCTTTATATAATGCATACTCTTTTTTACTCTCCATAAGCAACCTCTTACAAATGTTTTTTAATTACTTGTATCTTACTTCTTATAGAATTTTCACTTCTTCCTAATGCGATACTAAGTTCTTCTATAGTTGCATTCTTAAAGTTTTCTTTTAAATATTCTTCATCTTCTTTAGACCACGCAGCTCCTTTTTTAACTACCTTCTCTTTATTAACTTCATTTGACTTTTCAACTTCAATTTGACTATTTGTAATATCATTAGCTAAGTTTTTTATTTTCTCAAAATCTTCAACCGCCAAAATTTCTTTAGCCACCTTAACAAAATTTCCCTCAAAACTCTTAGATCTCTTATCATGATTAAGTATTCTTTCTTGTTTAAGTACTCTCTTTATCTTTTCATACTCTACATTCAATCTCTTTAACTGTATCTTTTTCATTCCTAATGCATGCTTTATTCTAAATAGCCATGCAGTATCTGGCATAATACCTAGTGTCATTTGATTTACTTTAGTTTCTTCAAGTTTTAACTCCATTTTTAATATCGCTTCTTCTAATTCTGCCCTCTCAAGTGCTATTTCATCTAATCTTATAATTCTTTCATCTACATTTTTCATTTAAATTACCTCCTACATTATTTGATTTACTATAATTCACCATCTATAATTTAATTATCAGCTCTGACAACTAGATATTCTGACCAAAATTGCTGTTGGTGTTGTAACTCAATTAATTCAACAACAACTAAAAATTTAAACTTGTCCAAAGAACTCTTTTATGCTTCTTTTCATAGCCATAAGAGTAAGTTCTTTGGCTTTCTCAGCACTTAACATATCAGAATATTTAGTTGCTAGATAATAAAGCAATCCTCTTACAGAACAATAATACAATAATAAATAAAATACATTATTGCTAGATAGATTATAAAAACTATTAATAATACAACTAACATATTAAATCTCTCCTAACTTACATTTTTAATTTCTGTTGACTTATCCTCCTATAAATTTATTCCGTTCCAATAATAAGTACATTATTAGACTCCTTATATGATTCAAATATTTTCTTTTGTTCTTCTAATCTTCTCTTTAAAATATTTATAAGGTATTACTACACAAACTAATCTCCCTGTCATTTAGCCCACCTTAATTTGATATATTCCCCTAAAATATGCTAAAATCATCTTAGAAAGGGGTGCTGTAAATGCTTTGTTTTATAAAAAATAATATTTTTTCTATTCTTTCAATCCTCATATCAATATCATCTTTATCTATAACCTTGCTTAACCTTTATATAAATAGAAAACGTCTTGATGTTGTAATTGAAGATTCTCTAGATAAAATAGATGACATTTATACAAACTATTTTGAATATCAAAATCAAGATCCGAGCCTTAATTTTGGAAATGGTAAAGTATGTTTTATCAAAGTTGTTAATTCTTCTCCCAAAGATATTGCATTTTTTGATTTACGAGTTGTGGACTTAGATAGCATGAAGCCACTTTTCTTTCTATCTAGTGCGGTATTAGAATTAACAAATTTAACTAATGAAAAAATCTTTTATGGTAGTGATAATGTTATGGCTAAAGTCAATATTCCATATTCTACGTATGGCATATTTAAATCAAATAGTTTCACTAGATTAGATATTCCTTTTTATCCTACTGAAACTACAACTAAAGTTTTAGTTTCTTTTAAAGTAGCTATATCTTCAATAAAATCTAATAAAGAAGCTGGTTACAGGAGAAAGTTTAGGTATTATAAAAAAACTTTTATTATTTCTCCTTAGTCACTATTAAACTTATAATACTAGCTATCAAAGCCATTAGACTTATAAATAATGCAATTAACTCCATTTGCTCCCTCCTATCTGTTAAACTGGAATAATAGTCCTATTATATTTCTTTTGCATTTCTTTTATTTGATTAACAGTAATTCTTCCAAGCTCACTACCATCAATCTTTAAAATTACATACTGTTCCTGAACTGCTACTTTAGGAGCAGTTCTTTCTAACTCATTAATTGCATATTCTAATGTTTTAACATCCTCTTCTTTACTTTCTATCTCTTGAAAGTGTTCCAGGTATAATGTAAACTCTTTAATTGATTTAATGCTTCTTTCTTATTCATAAGCTTGTCCTCTTCTATTATTTAAAGTCTTTAATTCTTTAATTTTATGTATATTTTCTTTTATAGCTTTAGAATATTCTAAGATTAATTTTTTCTTTTCTGTGTAATCTACAAGATAGTTATCTCTAAGATCTTCTTGCTGTTCTATAAGCAACTCATTTTGCTGTACTAATACTTGAATTAATTCTTTAACTTTCATATTATTCACCTTCCTTATAAAAATTTAATACCAATATACTTCGCCATTAGGATATTCCTTAACAGTTAAACGAAATAGTTCTTCTCCTGCTGCATTAACTATTCCTACAGTTAAATTACCCTTCTTATCTTCTTTGCTCCAAGACACTTTTAAATTTGTTCCTTCTTCATAGATCTTCTTAAATCTTTCAAATAATATTTTGTTATTACTCAAATAAACACTCTCCTTATTTGTTTTTTAATTATATCTACTGCTTCTTTCTTATTCATACCGCTTGTCCTCTTTAAAAATTCGGTTTATATCCTTGTACTTCTAAAAGTGCTCTTGCTAAATTTCGGGGGAACTCTTTTACTCTTTCAGGATTTCCAACTCTTAATCCACCTTCAAAAAACTCCTTCCCTATATCTTCAACTTCTATTGTCATCCTTATAGTTTCCTCATCGTGTCCTTGGCTTTGAAGCTCTTCTATTCTTCTATCCCTTTCCTCTTCTGTTATATTTTTTACTGGTATTTCTTTCATGCTTTTATGCTCCTCTCTGTTCCATTTTAGGAACATATTGTTTAAAAAAAATTTCTGCCTCAATATTAAATTTTTCACACACTATACATACTTGTGTTACTGAAAAATCTCCTTTTCCATTTAACTTATTATTGACTGAAGTTCTTGATATATTAAGTATTTTAGCGATATCCTGTTGTTTTATTCCTTTTTCAATTAATAAACCTTTAACCTTTGGATAACCTGCCATTTTATCACTCCCGTTCCTATTATAATAATTTATGTTCCTATATTAAAACTTTTTCGTTCTAAAGTCAATAACTTTTATTATTTTTATTCCTTTTTTAATATATGTAATGTATAATTAACACATAATAAAATATTTTTACATTTGTGAGGTTATTATATGAAAAAAAATATAGGTCCAATACTAAAATTTTTAAGAGAAGAAAGAGACTTATCTATGGAAGAAATGGCTATTCAATTAAAAGAGTATGATGTTTCTCCCTCTAAATCCATGATATCTAGATGGGAAAATGGTAAATCTGAGCCTTCTATGGAGTATGCTCGAATTCTTTCATCTTTTTTCGATGTTTCTCTAGACTATTTACTAGGATTATCTAATAAACGAAGTAATAAAGATAATGATGTTCATAATAAATTTGTTCAAGGTAGCGTTGATATTTTACTAAAGCATTTTCTTGATAGTGGTCTAATAACTGATATTGATAATATGGATAAGGATACAGAAGATATGATATTATCTCTTGTTAAAAGAGAGCTAAAAAAAATTAAAGAAGATGATAAATAAAATGAGGTGATTAATAATGCGTATAGCTATTTATACTCGTAAATCTGTTTCTGTAGAAAATAGTGAGAGTATAGAAACTCAAATACAACTTTGTAAATCCTATTTTAAAGGTGATCATAATTTTGAAATATTTGAAGATGAAGGCTTTAGTGGAGGTAATACTAATAGACCAGCTTTTAAAAGAATGATGAACTTAGCTCGTTTAAATGCTTTCGATATAATTTCTGTCTATAAAGTAGATAGAATAGCTCGTAATATAGTTGATTTTTTCAAAATATATGAGGAGCTAGATAATTTAAATGTTAAATTAGTTTCTATAACTGAAGGATTTGATCCAAGTACTCCTGTTGGTAAAATGATGATGATAATGTTAGCTGGTTTTGCTGATATGGAAAGAGAAAGTATAAGGCAAAGAGTTAAAGATAATATGATTTCTTTAGCTAAGAAAGGGTGTTTTACAGGTGGATTTGTTCCATTTGGATGTAACGTTGAAAAAATAGAAGGTAAAAGTTACTTGAAAATTATTGAAGGTGATTTATTAAATTTTATTTTTAATAAATACCTTGAAACTGAATCACTTTATTCTACTCAAAAATATTTATTAGAAAATGGTTTTAAATCTCTTGCTAATAGAACTAGCTTAGGTAAATTATTAAGAAATCCTATTTATTGTGAAAGCACTCAGAACGTATCAAACTATCTTAGCTCTAAAGGATTTGAAATAATTGGTGTTCCTAATAAAAAAGGGTATATGACTTATGGAAAAACTGCTAATTATCCTACTGCTATTGTTGGAAAGCATGATGCTGTTATATCTGGTGACTTATTCTTAAAAGTTAATAAAATATTAGATAAAAATAAAGAAAGTTCCATTAAAAGAAAAAGTAAAACTTACTGGCTTACAGAAACACTTTATTGTCCTTACTGTAATTCTAAATATTCTTTATGTAATAGTGGTTCTAACTCATATTATGTTTGTTCCAATAGACTTAATAGAGCTTCTAATTCTCAAGGTATAGATAAAAATAAAAAGAAATGTATAAATAACAAATATATTAATGCTCATTTCATAGAAAATCAAGTAATATCATTTTTATCTAAAATTGATACTATCGATATTATAAAAAATTCAATATCTAAACCATCAACAAATTTTGATGATGAAATATCTATTTTAGAAAAGCAATTAAAAACAAATTTAATAACTATAGATAATCTTGTAGATAAACTTGTATTGCTTAGTGATTTAGCTTCTAAAGCTATTACTGATAAAATTGAAAAATTATCAGTAAAAAATCAAGAAATAAAAGAAAAAATTGAAACTCTTAAATTAAATCAATTAGAAAGTAGTATATCTGCTAGTCCTGAGCAAATATTAAATAATATAAAATATTTCAACACTCTAACCGATAATGTTCAACGAAGGATTATTATAAAAAGAATTTTAAGTAAAATTATCTATGACCCTATTAACAAAACTACCGAAGTTATTTTTATATAGATACGCTTGTATTTTTTGCGTATCTATATTACTTTTGTATAAAGAGAACATCCTCTACTTGCTTCATAGTATACTATTTTATTATCTAGATTTTCATCTTCTTCATAAGGAAAAACTATTTCATTCATATTCATTAAAGGTCTTTTACCATTTGAATATACTTCACCATTTTCTTTATAGTAAAGTCCTCTAATTGATTTTATATCTCTTTCTCCAAGCTTATATTCTACGAATTCTCTATAAGTTTTCTCCCCTTCTCCTTCAATAATATATTCCCCATTTAATTCTTTAAGTATGTTTTGACTATCGTAGGAAACTTCTGGCCCTCCATAAACAATTTCTATACTTTCATCTACTAACTTTATTAAATTTGAAAGTCTTCTTATCATTTCTATATTCCATATGTAAGTAGAAAAGGCTACAACATTAGGCCTTTCCTTAATAATTTCTTCTAATATTTTTTCTTCCCTATCATTTATAGAGAACTCTCTAATTTTACATTGATAATTCATATCTTTCGTAAATGCCTTTAAATATCTAACAGCTAAATTGCTATGTACGAACTTAGAGTTTAAAGCTGTAAGTAAAATTTTCAT